AAAAGAACGCGAAGGTGGGTCAGGGCGGCGACAAGGCAAGCTGATTGATGACTACGAGCGCAGAATTGACGCAATCAACGCCGCCCTAGCCCGCTTCCGCGCCATTGCGGAGGGTAAGGAATGACGGACACGATGACGACAAAGACGGCGGAGCGGCTGGCATCCCATATTGAATGGCTGCGTGACAACCATGAACATTGCAACCCGTTTATCGCCAACGACATTGAAGCCCTCGCCGCCCGCGTGGCGGAGTTGGAGCGAACCACCAAAGAAGCCGTAGCGGCGGCGGTCCAGACCGTGCTTGACGATGTGGGATACACTTATGAGCAGTTGGGTGAAGATGCCCGCGCCCTGATCGCTGAATATGGAGGCAAGAGCGATGTCTGACACCGACGATATGATTTCCCGCGCAGAGGCCGAGGCTATGGTGGCGGCGGCGCTGGAGGAAGCTGTGGACAAAATGGACATGGGTTGGAGTTACAACGCTGGAAACGCCATCCGCGCCCTGATCAAAGACCCCTCGATCCTCGCAAAGCGTGACGCGCGGATGAGGGCAGAGGAAGAGGAGGAAGGGTGATGAAGCGCGACGATCTTGCGCCGTGGGCGCGCTGGATGCCGGGTTGGCTTCTGATGGTGGTCCTATTGGTTTTAGCCACAATCAATATTCCAATTTTCGCCGCCAACGGCCTAAAGCACGGGCTGATAGAATGGTGGATCACGTTCATGTCGGAAACGTCAATGTTGCGAGTGATGCTGCGCAACGAAAAAACCCCCGCGCCGGGGGCAAGTAAGCGCCGCGCGGCTGAGATTGAGAAAGGAGAAGCGTGATGCGCCCCGGCAAGTATAACCCCGCCCGCTCCTGCATACCCGCGTGGTGGCGGCTTGGGATCAGGGGCGCAGATGGCGTCTGGCGCATGACATGGCCGATTGCTCGACGGCTCAGGAAAGCCGCCAAGAAAAGAAGCCCCGCCAACCGAGGCTGAGATAGAGAAAGGGGAAGGGTGATGAGACTAAAATACCACCCTCAATACGAGTTTGGAGAACACATCGGGCCGTCGTTTGAGTGGTTTGCATGGTATCCCGTTCGGCTTTGGTATGGCCGCATGGTCTGGATGCGCAAGGTATCTTGCCAGCGCGTGCAAAAACGCAGCCACCTTGATGGTCATTGCTGGCAATTCTGGTCTTACGCCGATGCGTAAAAAACCCCGCCAACCGAAGCTGACGGGGCCAGACCAAGCAGCCTAGACGTGGGCTAAACGCCAAGACCTCGCGGACGCCCGACACCATGCCGGGCTCAAGAACTGTAGGAGAGAACAGGATGACAGACAAGGAACAACGGGTGTGGCAGTACATCCTCGCCAACCGCAAGGCGCTGCCCTACGAGGTCGCGCAGGAGTGCGGCGTCACTGAAGAGTTCGTCCAGAGCCTGATCGACCGGATCGGCACGCCCGAGGAGGTCTGGCGCAACGTCGATAACGGTGCGGGGGAGTGGGCGCCAGAGCGCAGCACGCTCGACCAGCAGGTCGGCGGTGCCCACTACAAGGACATGCCCGTGCAGCCGTGGGAGGCCATGGAGGCTTGGCTTACAGACGAGGAATACCGCGGGTACCACAAGGCCGTGGCGATCGCCTACCTCGCCCGAGAGCGGCAGAAGGGCGGCGACGAGGACATCAAGAAGGCAATCCACCACCTGCAGCGGCTGGTGGAGACGTGGGGAGAGAAGTGATGGACCTAGTCACGCTCGACTTTGAATCGTTTTACTCCCGCGAGTTCAGCCTCTCCAAGCTCACCACCGAGGAGTACATCCGAGACGACCGGTTCGAGGTGATCGGGGTATGCGCCAAGCATAACGACGGCCCCGTGGAGTGGGTCACCGGGGACCGCTGGGAGATCCAGCGTTATCTCGACAGTCTGGAGCTGCAGGGCAAAGCTGTGCTGGCCCACAACATGATGTTCGATGGGGCGATCCTCTCGTGGCGGTTCGGTATCCGCCCGAAGCTGCTGCTGGATACCCTGTCGATGTCGCGGGCGTGGCATGGCGTTGACCAGCGCCACAGCCTCGCTGCGCTCGCCAAGCAGTATGGCCTGCCTGACAAGGGCACCGAGGTGCAGAACGCCATGGGGCTGCGCCGCGCTGACTTTGGTGACGAGCAGCTGGCGGCCTACGGCGAGTACTGCAAGCACGACGTCGACCTGTGTCTCTCGATCTTCAACAGCATGATCGACGCGGGGTTCCCGAAGAGGGAACTTCAGCTGATCGACAGGACGCTCCGCATGTTCACCGAGCCCCAGCTCGAGCTGGATCTCGAGCTGCTGGAGGGGCACTTGATCGCCACGCAGCGGCGCAAGCAGGAGCTGCTGGATGCGGCCGGCGTCGCCGACAAGAAGGACCTCATGTCCAACGCGAAGTTCGCGGACCTGCTCGAGAAGCTCGGCGTCGATCCGCCGATGAAAGTGAGCCCCACCACGGGCAAGCTGACCTATGCCTTCGCCAAGACCGACCCAGCGATGAAGGAGCTGGAAGAGCACGAGAGCCCCCACGTGCAGACGCTGGTCGCCGCCCGTCTGGGTAACAAGTCGACGCTGGAGGAGACGCGCACCGAGCGGTTCATGGCGATCGCTGGGCGGGGCAAGCTGCCGATCCCGTTGCGCTACTACGCCGCCCACACGGGGCGCTGGGGTGGGTCCGACAAGATCAACCTGCAGAACCTGCCGAGCCGCGGCCCCAACGCCAAGAAGCTGAAGAAGGCGATCCGCGCACCCAAGGGGCACATGCTCATCGACTGCGACTCCTCACAGATCGAGGCGCGCGTGCTGGCATGGCTGGCAGGGCAGGACGATCTGGTCACAGCCTTCGCCAACGGCGACGACGTGTACATCCAGATGGCTGCGAAGATCTACGGCGTCCCCGAGGAGAGCGTAACCAAGGAGCAGCGGTTCGTCGGCAAGACCACGATCCTCGGCGCGGGCTATGGCATGGGCGGACCCAAGTTCGCCGCGCAGCTCAAGAACTTCGGACACGAGATCGACGAGGACGAGGCCCGGCGCATCATCGACATCTACCGCTACGCCAACAGTGCCATCTCAGGGCTGTGGAAAGAAGCGCAGCAGGCGGTGAAAGGTATGGTGCACGGAGACGCCTACGGTGTGGGGCAGCACAATGTGCTGCGGGTGGACCCCGCGGTCCCGGGCATCGTACTCCCGTCAGGGATGACTATCGGTTACCGGGGGCTGCAGGCCACGCAGAGCGCCAAAGGCTACGAGTACACATACCAGACCCGCAATGGTCCCAGTCGTATATACGGTGGTAAAGTTGTGGAAAACGTAGTCCAAGGACTAGCGCGCTGTGTAGTCGGTGAACAACTCTTAAAAATTGCTAAACGCTACCGCGTGGTCTTGACTGTGCACGACAGCATCGTATCCTGCGTGCCCGAGGACGAGGTCGATGAGGCTCGGGAATACATCGAGCAGTGCATGCGCACGCCGCCGAAATGGGCGGCCGGGTTGCCGGTCAACTGCGAGTCAGAGGTAGGAGAGAGCTATGGCGGGTAAACCCGGCACAATCGCACCGTGGTCGTTCAGCAAGATCAAGGCATTCGACACATGCCCAAAGCAGTTCTACCACACGCACATCCTCAAGGAGTTTCCCTACGAGGAGACCGAGGCTATGCGCTATGGGACCGAGTTCCACAAGGCCGCCGAGGAGTTCATCCGCGACGGAACACCAGTCCCCGAGCGCTTCGCCTTTGCGCGACCTGCGCTGCAGACGCTGGCTGACAAGCCCGGGGAGAAGCACTGCGAGTTCAAGTTCGGTCTGACCAAGGACCTGCAGCTCTGCGACTTCTTCGACAGGCGGGTGTGGTTCCGGGGCGTGGTGGACCTCGTTATCGTGAACGGCGAGGACGCGATGATCGTCGATTACAAGACGAGCAAGTCCGCACGATACGCCGAGAAGGGGCAGCTCGAGCTCATGGCACTGGCCATGTTCAAGTGGTTCCCGAAGGTCAAGAAGATCCGCGGCGGTCTGGTGTTCGTCGTGTCCAACGAGTTCGTGCGTGACACCTACACCTTCGACCGGCAGGACGATCTTTGGGCGAAATGGTTTGCCGAGTATGCTAAGATGGAGAAGGCCGCCGAGACCGACGTCTGGAACCCGAAGCCCTCGGGCCTTTGCAGACAATGGTGCAAGGTGTTGTCATGCGTTCACAACGGCCAGAGTCAGTAGGAGACCTCCATGCCCTACAAAAACCCCAAGCGCGACCGGGACTACAAAAACGAATACAGGCTCCAAGTGGAGCGAGGTGAGCACGAGGACCGGATGGAGCGGCAGCGTGCGCGGCGCGCGGTGGACAAGAAGGGCATCGACCGCTCCGGCAAAGACGTGAGCCACAAGCGCCCGCTGTCTCGCGGGGGTAACAACAGCGATGGCTACCGGCTGGAGAACCCCAGCACGAACCGGGCCCGGGGAGGGGCCATGAGCAAGCCGTACACCAAGACGAAGAAGCCCAAGAAGAAGTAGGTATGCGCTAGGCATACCGAAGGAGAGACATGCAGATCATCGACAACAAGGCGCTGGTCATGCGCCTCAAGAACCCGACCCCGGTGCTCACGACCATCAGGCAGAGCAAGGCGCTGGACAGCAACACCGTCGCCGTGAAGTGGGACCTGAAGAACGTCCACAGGCTGCGCAGCTTCAACATCAAGGCCCCCTCGCCGATCGAGGGCCACTACAAGTGGCCCGGGCTGCACAAGCCCTACGACCACCAGAAGACCACGGCGTCGTTCCTGACGCTGAACCCGAGGGCGTTTTGCTTCAACCAGCAGGGCTGCGTCGACAGCGAGACGGAATACCTGTCACCAACCGGGTGGGTTAAGATAAGCGATTACGCTGGGGGCATGGTGGCTCAATACGACCCCGAAACGCAGGAGGCATCCTTCGTGGAGCCTGACGAGTACGTAAAGCTCCCCTGCGCAGAGATGATCCGTATTAAAACAAAGTATGGGGTGGATCAGCTGCTTAGCCCTGAACACCGCGTGCTCCTCGAAGACGGCAGCGCCAAACACAACAAGCGCGAAACCGTAAGTGCCGAAGAGCTGCTGCTGCGCCATGACGAATACCACGCGGGTGTGCGGTCGCCGCGCGGAGGAACGAAGAAAGGCACAGATACAGTAGCGTTTTCATCTGCGGCTATCCCCACGGCGTTCCGCTACATTCCAGATAGTCGGATGCCGTACAGCGATATGCAACTGCGCGTTCTGGTAGCTGTAATTGCGGACGGGTATTTTGGCAGCGCCACAAATACGTGCACGGTGCGCCTGAAAAAACCCCGCAAGAAGTCTCGCCTTCGCACCTTGCTGCGGTTGGCCGAGATATCGTTCACTGAACGGTCGTGTCGGCCAGAAGGGTTCACCAAGTTCGTCTTTACCGCTCCAGAGCGCTGGAAGGAGTTTGGGCCGGAGTTCTGGAAAGCGTCTGGTTCACAACTCTGTGTGATCGCTGACGAAGTTTTGCACTGGGATGGATCCACGACCCGGGGCGAAAGGTTTTCTAGCTCCTCAGCCGCCTCTGCAGAGTTCGTGCAGTTTGCATTTGCCGCACTTCGAGGTCTGGGGGGAGGAACCGCTCGGCTTTCTAGTCGGGAGCGCCGGGGTAGCGTTGAGCACACTGTACAAATCCGCCGAGGAACGGACAGACTGTACATTCGGGGCAGCTCCCCAACCATGTGGCGCGAGCCGTCCACAGACGGCTATAAATACTGCTTCCGAGTGCCCACCACGTACCTTGTTTTCCGGAGAAACGGATGCGTGTTTTTGTCCGGCAACACCGGGAAGACGGGCAGCGCGATCTGGGCAGCTGACTTCCTCATGACCCAGAAGATCATCAAGCGCGTGCTCGTGGTCTGCCCGATGTCGATCATGGACGCCGCGTGGCGGAATGACCTGTTCACCTTCGCGATGCACCGCAAGGTCGATGTGGCACACGGCTCGGCCGAGAAGCGACGCAAGATCATCGCCAGCGATGCGGAGTTCGTGGTCATCAACTACGACGGCATCGCCATCGTGCAGGACGAGCTGCTGGCTGGCGGGTTCGATCTCATCATCGTCGACGAGGCGACCGCTTATGCCACGGCAACAACGAAGCGCTGGAAGGCGCTGAACAAGCTCATCACCGACAAGACATGGCTCTGGATGATGACAGGCACACCGGCCGCCCAAGGGCCGCTGAGCGCCTACGGTCTGGCCAAGCTGGTGAACCCGCGCGCGACGCCGAGGACGTTCACTGCCTACAGGGACTCGGTCATGGAGAAGGTCGGACCGTTCCGCTGGGAGCCCAAACCCCATGCGATCGACATCGTGCACCAGATCCTGCAGCCGGCGATCCGCTTCACCAAGGAGGAGTGCCTCGATCTGCCCGACATGGTCTACATGCGGCGCCGCGTCGAGATGACTGCCCAACAGAAGGCCTACTACAAGCAGCTCAAGAAGGACCACCTGCTCGCGCTGCAGGGCGCGGACGTGACCGCGGTAAACGCAGCTGTGATGATGAACAAGCTCAGCCAGCTCGCCTGCGGCTGCGTCTACACCGACAGCGGGGACATCCTCGAGTTCGACATCACCAAGCGGTACAACGTATTGCGTGAGGTGATCGACGAGGCGGCGAACAAGGTCATCGTGTTCGTGCCATTCCAGCACACCATCGACGTGCTCACGAACAAGCTGCGCGCCGACAAGATCAGCGTGGGGATCATCAGCGGCAAGGTCTCCGCCGGCAAGCGGACGGCGCTGTTCAAGGAGTTCCAGACCACGCCGGACCCCCGAGTCCTGATCGTGCAGCCGCAGGCCGCTGCGCACGGGGTGACGCTCACCGCGGCCGACACCGTCGTGTGGTGGTCCCCCACAGCCTCGCTCGAGATCTACGATCAGGCCAACGCCCGCATCCACCGCTCCGGTCAGAAAAACAAGTGCACCGTGGTGCAGCTCAGCGGCTCCGCCGTCGAGAGCCGCATCTACCACCTGCTCGACAAGAAGATCGACGTGCACTCAAAAATTATCGAGCTTTACGATGGATCGGTTGACTAGACCGATTTTAGTGTGCTAATACCCAACTATAACAACGGAGAGACTCAATGGCCGACATACCTGTCGATCGCCTCACGAAGGCGTACATCAAGATCCGCGACAAACGCTCCGAACTCCGCAAGGCCTACGAGGCCGAGGACTCGGTGCTGAAGGAGAAGCTGGAGACGATCCAGTCCGCTCTGTTGGACTACTGCAAGGACCACAACGTCGACAGTGTCCGCACCCCGAATGGTCTGTTCTATCGCACCACGTCTACCCGGTACTGGACGAGCGATTGGGAGGCCATGAACCGGTTCATCCTCGAGAACGAGCTGCCGGAGTTCTACGAGAAGCGCCTCAACCAAGGTGTGGTTCGTGAGTTCCTCGAGGAGAACCCTGAGACTGTGCCCCCGGGTCTGAACACGACCTCGGAGTACTCGATCCGCGTGAGGAAGAAATGAGTCGATACATCAACAGCATGGAGCTGTGCGAGCATTTCGCCATCTCCATGACCAAACTCAAGGGCATGCTGTCGGACGGGACCATCCCGGCCGACACGTACATCCGCCACGGGCGCACCTACCGCTTCAACGTAGACGCGGTCGAAAAAGCCCTGCTACAACACCCCAAGGCTGAGACTGCCGATGCGCAGCTGAGCTTCGACTTCGGAGAAGGAGAGACCGATGAGTAACCTTGAGCTGTTCAAGGGCAACCCCCTTGTCAAAGGCGACCTGTTCAAGTCGCTGATGGAGACCAACAAGCGCATGGCCGGTGGCGGCGGTGGCGGCAACCGGATCAGCATCCGGGGCGGCCGGTTCCGTCTGGTCGTGGGCGGCGAAGAGGTGTCGGTGCGCAAAGAGCCGACCCTGAACGTCATGATCGTGAACGCCAGCGGCGTGCAGCGGACCTACTACAAGGGGGCCTACGACCCCAAGGCCGACAAGGCCAACCCGCCCACCTGCTGGTCGGCTGACTCGAAGGTGCCCGCACCCGAGGTTCCCGATGGGCAGCGTCAGGCTCCGTCCTGCGACGGCTGCAAGATGAACATCAAGGGTTCCGGGCAAGGCGATAGCCGCGCCTGCCGGTTCTCCCAGCGTCTGGCGGTCATGCTCGAGGGCGACACCGAGACCATCTACGCGATGCAGGTGCCGGCGGCGTCGATCTTCGGCGCAGCCAAGGGGAGCGACATGGGGCTGCAGGCCTACGTGAAGTTCCTGAACGCCCACGACACCCCGGTGCAGGCTGTTCTGACGGAGATGAGCTTCGATACCAACGCCGAGACCCCCAAGCTGTTCTTCAAGCCGGCACGCCCGCTGGAGGAGGATGAGCTTAACGAGGTCGTGGCAGCCATGGACTCGGCCGAGGCCACCAACGCGATCACGCTGACGGTGAACGTCGAAGAAGGCACCAAGGTGCAGGACTTCAAGATCGAAGACGACGAGGATGACGAGGACGACGCCCCGCCGCCCCCGAAGAAGAAGGCCGCCGAGAAGCGCAAGGTCGTCGAGGTCGTAGATGAAGATGACGACGAGGAGGAGGACGATACGCCCCCTCCCCCGCCCAAGAAGAAGGCCGCGAAGCCTGCGCCTACCGATACCGGCGACGACAAGCTGAGCTCGCTTCTGGCCGAGTGGGATGACGACGAGGACGACGACTAATCCCCGCGGGGCCCCGGACCCCCGGGGCCCCAACCACAACATAATAGCGGGTGAGACATGGAGACGAGCGAGTTCCTCTCGCGCGTCCTTGGTGACGACGGCTTTTACTGCGTGTTCGCCGTCAACGGAGAGACCAAGAGACGTAAGCAGAAATTCTACACAACACGGGACGACGTTCTGAAGGCTGCCACGCAGTTCGACGACGCGGAGTTCGACACCTATTTTGCGCTGGCGACGTTCCGGGAGGGTACGTCCCGCGAAGCATCGAACGCCCGACATATGCGGGCGTTCTTTTTGGACTTGGACTGCGGCCCGGGCAAGGACTTCACAGACCAGCATGCTGCGGTTGTGGCGCTCCGCAAGTTCGTGAAGCAGCTGAACCTACCCAAGCCTATGCTCGTGAACAGCGGGCGCGGCATCCACACCTACTGGGCGCTTGAGGAGCCCGTGTCGGTCGACGCGTGGCTGCCCGTGGCGAAGAACCTGAAGCGCGCCTGCGCGGCGTTAGACTTCGGTGCAGACCCTGCGGTGACGGCGGACGTGGCACGCATCCTGCGCGTACCCGGAACCCACAACTACAAGGACGACCCCGCCCCCGAGGTGCAGATCCTGCAGGGCGGCGCAGGGGAGCCGACGACGCTCGGGGTCATGCAGGCCTGCCTCTCGGGGTATGCGCCCAGCATACCTGCCGCGCCCAACGCGACGGCTCTGTCGAAGCTCACCGACGAGCAGCGCATGCAGATGAACGCCGCGACGCAGAAGATGCAGGCCAACTCTGTCTCGAGCTTCAAGAAGATCCTGAAGCGGTCGTTCAAGGGCGACGGCTGCGAACAGATCCGCTGGGCGGCCGAGAACCAAGCCGACACGCCCGAGCCGCTCTGGCGGGCGGTGCTCTCGGTGGCGCAAGCCTGCAAGGACAACACGACGGCCATACACGCAGTCTCCAAGGGTCACCCCAGCTACGACCGTGAGGCGACGATCGACAAGGCGCTGCGCACCGGTGGTCCGTTCAAGTGCGAGACGTTCGAGGGGGCGAACCCCGAGGGCTGCGCAGGCTGTCCGTTCAAGGGTAAGATCGCAGGGCCGATCATGCTGGGCCGCGAGATCGCCGAGGCACCGCCCGAGGAACCCGAAGAAGACACGGACGACACCGTCGAAGTCGAGCAGGTCTCTGCTGCGACGAAGCAGAAGAAGTCATACACCATACCGCCATACCCGCAGCCCTACTTCCGTGGGGCATACGGCGGTGTCTACATCCGCAAGAAGGAAGAGGACGATGACGGGAACATGGTGCCCACCGATGTGTCGGTCTACATCAACGACTTCTATTATACCCAGCGCATCTACGACCCTGACGAAGGCGAGACCTTGCTCGCTCGACTGCACCTGCCACATGATGGCGTGCGGGAGTTCCTGCTCCCGCTGACCAAAGCAACCACCAAGGACCAGCTCAGGATGGTCCTCTCCCGACAAGGGATTTCGTGCAACCAGAGAGATTGGGATCAGATCATGAGCTACACCAACGCATGGACGAACCACCTACAGCACAACCAAGCAGCAGACGTGGCCCGCAGGCAGTTCGGCTGGACAAGCCCGGAGATGGAGTCCTTCATCCTTGGGGACCGCGAGGTCTTCGCCGACCACGTCGAGTACAGCCCCCCGTCGACCAAGACCGCGGAGATGTTCCCGATCTTCGAGAAGCAGGGCACGCTGGAGAGCTGGGTGGAGCTGGCCGACTTCTACAACCGCGAGGGCATGGAGATGTATCAGTTCGTGCTGGGGCTGACCCTCGGGTCGCCGCTCATGGAGCTGACGCCTGCGCACGCGGCCGTGTTCCTCATGCACACCGAGGACTCCGGCTTCGGTAAGACCACGACCCAGCAGTTCGCTCTCTCGGCCTACGGCAACCCTGCGATCATGATGGGTCAGCAGACGGACACGACGAACTCCCGGATGAACCAACTCGAGGTGCTCAAGAACCTCCCCTACCAGTATGACGAGGCGACGAACAACGACCCGATGGAGGCCTCGAACTTCATTTACGGGGTACACACTGGCAGCCAGAAGCGGCGCATGAAGAGCAGCGCAAACGAGGAGCGCACCCGGGGCGTGCCGTGGAAGCTGTCGGTGGTCATGTCGGCCAACCAGAGCCTCGTGGCCAAGGTGATGATGAAGAAGGAAGGCCCCAAGGCCGAGATCCAGCGTATCCTCGAGTACGAACCCAAGCGGTACAACTTCGCCAGCAAGGCCGAGACCGATGCGTTCCAGCGCCGCGTGGGTGACGACGTGGGACACGCTGCCGAGCCGATGATCCAGTACATTATTGAGAACCGGGACGAGGTGAAAGAGCTGCTGCGCAGGGTGCAGGAGCGGCTGGACAAGGCCTGCAAGCTCGAGGCCAAGAACCGGTATTGGTCCATCACCGGCACCATCGGTATCGTCGGAGTGCTCATCGCCAAGGAGGTCGGTCTGGTCAACTACGACACTGGGAAGCTGTTCGAGTGGACCCGGGACATGATCCTAGACAACAAGCGCCGCGACGCCGCGGTGACGCTGGATGGGGACAATCTGCTGAGCGACTACGTCGCCGACAACTACGCCAACATCCTGTGGATCAAGAGCACCGACGACCTGCGGGGCTCGAAGCACGAGACGGGGCTCGACACGCTGGTGACACCGGAGCAGCTCCCCAAGGGCAAGCTGGTGGCCCGCTACGAGACAGACCTGAAGCGCCTGTTCCTCGTAATCCGGCCGTTCCAGAAGTGGTGCGCCGAGCGCCAGATCAACTACGACGCCCTCGTGAAGCGCATGAAGGAGGAGATGCCGGTCGAGATCAAGAAGGTCCGGCTGGCCAAGGGCACCAAGCTCAACCTGCCACCCAGCAACGTGCTGGTGGTCGACTGCAGCTCGATCCACATCGACGAGAACGAGAATGGGGACGCCGCTTAGGCTCTACACACTCGACCCCGATGGGGTCGAGTTCTTCGTCGACTGGGATCAGTTCGACGTGGGTTCATCGTTCTTCATTCCGTGCGTCAACACGGTCGAAGCGGCGAAGCAGGTGCGCAAGATAACGCGTTTCTGGGGGTGGAAAGTGCAGGTGCGCGCCTGCATCGAGAACGACATTTGGGGTCTTCGCATCTGGCGAACCGCATGATATAGAGGGGCATCGGGTCCTCCCACCCGTAGTCTCTCCTTCTGCCCCCGGCGGTCCTCCCCCGCCGGGGGTTTTTTATTGCGCCCAGATCGAAGGCGCGTCCCACTGCTCGGCCATCTGCCTCAGCATCGCCTCGTTCCGGGTGCTGAACAGCACGCCGTGGTGCATGCGACTGGTGCTCTCGAGGTGGCTCGACAACGAGTTCTCGATGGTGTCCCGCCCGATCGGATACTGCGGGTTCCTGCGGTTGAACTCGCGGATCTCCTGCATGGTGCTGCGGTAGCTAGAGAGGTCTCCTTGGCGCCGAGCCACGTACAGCTGGCGAAGCAGCTGCGTGCGCTTTGCCCCGATCGCGCGGTCGATGCGCGTAAGCGCCCGGTTCTGCTCGAGCTGACGGATATAGTCCGCGGGAGCGAAACCAAGGAACTGCGCAGCGGCACTGAACGGGCTGACATCGCCGACGATGGGGTCGCCCCGCAGGGTCTGCACCCCTTCGAGGTTGTACCGCACCGCACGTAGCGGGTTGGCGACCGCCGATGGCATCAGCGCCTCGGTCATCCGGTAGTAGTCCCCCTGCGAGAATAGGGCCGGGACGCGGTCGGTGTAACGCAGGAAGAGCCCCACGGCCGGACCCCCGACACCCTCGATGATGTTGGCCAGCGTGGACTGATTCTCGGCGTTGAACGGCTCCCGGTAGAACATGCCGGAGAGGCCGATGCGGCCCGACACACTCATGTTGGTCAGGTAGTCGAAGACGCCCTTGTACCCGAGTTCGCCGATCCCGAGACGCACCATGGTCTCGAAGTTCTCCTCCTCGTCGTCCGTAAAGAAGAGGTCGTACAGCTGGGCGAACGTCTGGAAGAACGGCACACCCTGCGCGCCCGAGAACAGCGCCACGGAGCCCATGATGCCCGCCAGCTGCATCCGCGCCACCCGCCGGTCCGCGGGGTCAGCGTTGCTACCCAAGGAGCGCAGCGCCGTGTTCCCCAGCAGGTTGAACATGTGCAGGCCGAAGCGCTTGTATAGGTAGATGATCCGCCCGACATCACCCTGCGCCCAGAGCGGTGCCCCCGCGGCTTGGATCGTACCGTTGGTCATCTCGGCTTGATAGATCGCGGCGTCGGCGGCGCGCTGCTTGCCCTCGGGGCTCACGTCGCGCACGCTCGACACGCCCTCTTCCCGGGCGATGCGGCGCAGCTCCATGTCATAGGCTGCGATGGCTGTGCTCTCTCGGGTGTAGCGCTCGGCATGGTGCTGGAGGTAGCCCGACCAGCCCACCACCTTCTGGAACAGGTTGTCAGGGCTGTCGAAGTCGAGGATGTCCTCGGTGATCGACCGGTTCGCCAGACCGCGGCGTCGCATCTCTTCCTGCAGCTCTCGATAGTGCGAAAGCGCGGAGTTGCTCGCATCGTCGAGGTCGTAGTTCATCAGGGAGTAGTCGAACAGGCCCGCCTTGACCCGCTCGGTCTGCACCTCCCCTCCGGCCCCGATGGAGCCCTCTGCCCGGGTCTTGCCACTGCCTTGGAGCACGCGCATGGCGTTGCCCATGGACCGCGTTGTCTCGCGCAGCCCGTGCTTGCCAGCGAGGAAGGGCACGATGATTGTCGGGAACTGGAAGAAGGTCAGCGCCGCTGTCGACACGTTGGCCCCGAGCGTCATCAGGTAGGTGCCCGAGGTGATGTTGCGCGACCACTGGCTGTTCCGGCGGCGGATGGCGTCGCCGTATTCGGAAAGCACTTGCGCGTAGGCCCCGGCGCGACGCCCGGCCCGCGCGGCCTCGGCTGGCGGCAGACCGCTACGCGCGATGTTGTCGACAGCGACGAACATCTGCTGGATCTCCCCGTCCATCTTCGGGCTGTACTCCATGTCCGCCAGCTGGCGGCCGAGGGAGAACCCCTTCTCCTTGAGCAACGCAATCGTGTCCTGACGGCCGAGCCGCGGACCCCGCGCCGTGGGGTCGCCGAGGAAGCCGCGCACGCCCTGACGAGCCCTGTACTGCTGTACGTAGGAGCGCTCCGGAGCTGCATCGAAGATCAGGTCGGTCAGCTGCTGGCGCAGCTCGGGGGTCATCTGACCAGAGGATTCGACAGTGCTGAGCACGTCGGCTGCGAACTGCAGGGGCACCGGCTGGGGCTGACCGCGCCCGCGGCGCGACATGTAGGTCTGCACACTCGCTTGGTCGACTTCCGGAATCTGCTCCAGCTCCCGCAAGAGTGCCTGCCGGTCAGCTTCCGTCTCGAACGACTGCTTGTATTCGACACCAGTTACATCGTCGTCCCCCTCGAGCACGCGGTAGGATACCCAGAAGTCACCCTGTCGCTGCAGCGGCTGGTAAGGCAGGATTAAGTTATCCGAGAACACCTTGCGGTAGATCTCGCCGTAGACCTGCTCTTGTCGGTTCCGGTTCCCCGGGAACAGCGCTTCCACCCGGGCGCGCAGCACGTCGGCCGTGCGCTTGTGGAAATACTCGAAGAGGCCGAGCACCTGCTCGTAGGCCTTCTGACCCTCGGGTCCGAGGTCACGCCACATCTGGTTCAGCTCGCGCCAGTTTTGCACGTCCTCGGGCTTCGGGTCCGGCAGGTTGCGTGCCGGCGACCGGTCCTTGGGGCGGTTCTCGTTGAGCTTCCGCCGCGCCTCGTTGCGCGCGTCCTTGCTGTCGTACCCCTTGGCCTCGCGGCGCACGAAGGAGCCGTTGCTGTCCAACACGTCGTAGTAGAGGCGGAACTGCCGGTAGGTCTTTTCGGGCTTGCGCGGGTCGATCTGCAGCAGCGAGGCCAGCAGGCGCATGTCGTTGAACGTGTCGACCTTGTCCGGGTTCTTGCTCAGGAACTCGCCGATCTTGTTCACGGTGTTCTGGACATACTCGTTGTCCCTGTGCGCCACCGCACCATGTTCTTCCACCAGCTTGTAGATCTGTTCGGCGTTGGGGATATAGGGCTTGGCCAGATCGACGAGATTGCGCAGCGGCACCGCGCCACGGAGGGCGTTGAGCTTGATCTGCTCAGGCACAGACGTGCGGTCCAGCATGTTCTGGATGCGATCGCGCGCCGCCGGGCCGAACTCAGCGATGCGCCCCTTGGCGCCGTTCATCAGCTCACCCTGCTGCCGCGGCGCAAGGTAGGGGCTGCTCAGGTACTTGCCGGCCTCGAGGTTCAGGTTGGTGCGCAAAAGGAGCTCGAACTGCTGGTCCACAATGTCGAGGGCGACGTCCGACCGCGCCGGCATACCCATGAGACTGCGCACAGCGTTGAGAACCGCACGCGTGAACCGCTGCAGCGCCGTGACCGGTGTGCCGTCGACGTTGATCTGGGCCAGCTGCTGGCGGAACGCCTCGTTGGACATACCCTCGGCGAGGAGCTCGTCGACGTTAACGACGGCCTCCGGGGGCAGGCCGCCTATGGTGGCGAGCTTGGTTCGCAGGGTCTCCAGCGCACGGTACGTTGGGCTCGACTGGTTCTGGATCGCGCGGTGCGTCGCCGCATGCACGAGCTCGTGCATCAAGGTGGAAGTGTCCATCCCAGCTTCGCGGTTCAGATAGATGGTCTGAAGCCCGCCCGCGGCCTCGAAGAGCCCCATGAATGGCGCCCCCGTATCCCCATGCTTCTTGCGCTGCAGATCCTGCATCTCGGCGGCCGACACCACGCGCACGGCGGTGCGACGCGCGTCTGGCAAAAGCCGTTCTGCCAGCTTGGCCAGCCGGGGGCTCCGGGTAGAAGCAGCGAGGCCCCGCAGAGCGGCTTCAAGGTCACCGCGCTCGAGGTCCCTGCGCGCCTGCGGTACCAAAGGGGCACCCAACGCCGCATGCATGCGGGGCTTGGTGTTTTTCCCGTAGGTCTCGTTCAGCCATTTGGCCTCGGCCTGCTCCCGCATGAGCTGGGTGTCGCGCGCCTCGATAGCCGCGTCGATCGCCGCGCCGTCGATACTTTCCATGTACTCGGCGATTCGCTCGTCCATATAGCTGACAGCAGCATCGGACATGTTTGCTTCGACCCACGCAGCGGCGCCGCGAGCGTAATCTCCGCCCTTGCCGGCGTAATACGGGCCGTCGCCGGAGGCGTAGACCCGCTTGTCGACCTGAGCCTCGGCGAAGTCGAACGCGATGTCGTCGAGCACGTGGTCCAGTCGCGGGTTGCGGTTGAAGTAGCGGAACGCGCCCCACTCCGGGTTGTCCTTGCGCTGCTGCCGGGCTGTGAAGGGAGTGTTCAGGAGGCCGAGCACGCGCTGCTTGTCCCGCGCCGTCGTCGTGTCTGTCGCCGACGGGTCGAACACCTCCGCGGTGGCCGCGCGAAGCTCCGGTGTGCTGTTCGCTGCGAACCAGTCGTTCAGCCCCTGCTGGGCCTCGGCCGTGACCAGATCCCGCTCCATCTCAACAGTCTGCTGCAGGGCTTGGCTCCGCGCAGGGGTGGGCGCCGCGGGCGTCGCAGGTGGAGCTGCTGTCGCCGGAGGGATACCCGCAGGGATCGGACCGCGGGGCGCATCGGTGCGCGTGGGTTGACCGGGGATCTGGCCCGAGCGTGGGTCGTATTGGGTGGGCGCGGGCTCTGCTGGCGCTGCGGGGGTAGGGGTGGGTTCTGCCTCCGGCGTCAGTGTAGGTTGGACATCGCCTGCTGCTGCAGCAGGTTGGTCCATATCGCGCTGACCATCGCCCAGTCCTCCGGACTCAGGTGCTGCAGGCTCTCCGGCGGGTTGATCGACCACAGGTCGAGGTCCCCCGACATCCCCTCGTCCACCACCTTCATCGCCAGCTCCATCTGGCTGGTCGACAGTACGGTCTGGCTGGGCAGCTGCACGAAGCTGGGCCTCGGTTTCTTCCGGTCTCGGTTGCGGCGTAGCACGGCGTCCCTCCACGAAGTTGCGTACCCGGGCGGCGCGATCGGCGTCGCGGGTAGCACGAGTATACTTGTCCAGAGCAGCTTCAATAGCCGCGTCGTCCGTCAGCGCGCCGCTGCGGACGCCTTGATATACGGCCGCGCCGCGGGGGATACCCAACGTGTCCAGATCTTCCAACGTGATGGGCTGCACCGTGGGTGCGGGTTCCGCCGCTGTTTCGGTGGCAGGTTCCGCCGCGGGCTCCACCGGAACCGGGGGACCTTCGCGAAACAGATCGCCCTGCGCACCGCGCGGTGCGACAAGGTCTAGCTCACCTTGGGTAAGTTCATCCTGCGGTAACGGCAGGTCAAGCTGGCGCGGTGCGGGCGCGGGGACGTCTACCAGACGAGGCTGCTGGGTCGCAGCCGCGCCACCGCGAAGATCAAGCTGCTCCTCCGGAAAAAGATCAGCGACCGCGGCGCGCACATCCGGCGCGAGCTCCGGTTCGATACCGCCCAACACGGCGTCTTGGCCCGGGCGCAGCGGGGCACGGGCCTCGGGTAGATCGTCAAATAGGCCGGGCTGACTTTCGGGCAGCTGCGCGCCTGTAGCTTCTGGGGTAATGTCCCCGCCACCGCGGGTCCGCGGCAGAGCAAGATCGAGGAGCCCCTGCACAAGAGCACCGACACCGCCGCCAATGGCCGCGGACTCCCCGGCGCCTTCGAACGTGCCGCGCTCGGGGTTGTAGATGCCCTGCTCAATCAAGTTCTGAGCGATCTGCGCTGCGGCTTCCTGCGCTGCCTCGGTGCCGCCCTCGAGCCCCGCGCGCGAGATGCGGTTCACCAGACTTCCAACAGTCTGACGACCGAGGATGCGGATCAGGCTGATCGGAATCATCTCCGATGCGCCCACCCCCGCGCCCAGCAGGCTGGCCTGTGCGCGTTCTTCCGGCGTCGCCCCTGCAGCGTAGGCCCGCTCGCTGGCCTCACCGGCACCGCCGGACACTGCAAGACCCAGCGCCGCGGTCGGGTTCAGCGCCGCGACGCCCAGCAGACCGCCAAACGAACCGAGACCCTCACCGAAACGCCCCGCCATAGACTCCTCAAGCCCGATGTCAGGCGCAAAGCGGCTGGACGCAGTGTAACCCGCACGGTGGATCGCTTCCCGTGCCGGGTCTTCCAGATTTTGCGGCAGCAGCGTAGCCGCACCCAGCGCGCCGCTTTCGAGCATGCCTACTATGCCACGTGGGATGCCCTTGAAGAACTCGCCAACTTGGTTGCCGATGCCCGACCCCTCACCGGTGTCGAGCGGAGCACCCATGACCTGCGCGTAGCGCTGCTGGAAATTCTGTTCCTGCGCGCTGAGGTAGGCGTCGATGTTGCGTTGCTCGTCTACCGTGGGGCGATCGCCTGCGATACGGAATCGGTACGGAGTACCACTAAGCGGCCCCGCAACAGTAATCTCGTTGGCCATGTGGGCCTCCCATTATCCGAACATGCGCTCGAAGAACCCCGGCCGCGCATCCACCGGGGCAGCAGGTTCCGGCGCAGGAAGTCCGAGAAGGCCACCAAGCTGCTGCTGGATGGCCCGAAGCTGCATCTGAATTTGCAGTTCCTGCTCAGGTGTCTGTGCCAAACCGAGCTGGCCACCCAGATACTCCTGTTGGTCCTGTAGGCGCTGGATAAGTTGGTTGATGTTTGGACCCGCGTCGGCGGCTGCGCCGGCAGCGCGCAGCGCAAGCGCCTGCTCCTGCAGCGCCATCTCGCGCTCCTGCATCTGGCGATCCAGCATGCTCTCGCGGGCTCCGGCCATGTAGTCCAGAGCGCCCTGCCCGGCTTCGCCGATCGCGCCGCCCAGCGTGGGTTCACGCGAGCTCATCAGGCCCAGACCGAAGCGCGCCAGCGCCAGCCAGCGGTCTTGTTCGTAGAGGCGATCGAGGTCTGTGGCTCCGCCTGCTCCGCCCGGGGCATCGGAACCGCCGGGGCCGCCGGGGCCGCCGGGGCCGCCGGGGCCGCCGGGGCCGCCGGGGCCAGCTTCGCTGGGCGGCGGCAGCAGCTCCTCGCCGTCTTGGTCGACAAGCGGCGTGCTGGTGTCTTGGGGGAGGGGCTCCGGTTCAGGGCGTGCCCGCCGGGGGATCGCGTCGATTGCATCATCGCCGAACAACACGCGCAGGGGGTTCCGGATGTCTTCCGGAGGAGGTGCGGTTGGGTCGGTCATGTAGTCAGGCAGGCCAGAAAACTCCTCG